TTTGCATTCACCCAGACGCACATTTACACCTCGCCCTACGGGCTAGTGGACAGTAACAGCGTGTTCTTTGATCAGGTGCTGACCGAGTTCAGTTATCACCGTGTCGCCGTGCCATTTTCTAATGGCGTACTGGATGCGGCAGGCGCAGAGGCCGGGAGCCTATGGGGTAATGACCTCAACGACATTTACACTCCCGATGCAGGCTATAGCGGCACCGATACGGCGACCTTTGAGATTCTGTATACCGATGGCACCACGGCTCAGTGGGTGGCAACGATTGCGGTTACTGAACCGGGGGTAGACACGACCCCGGCCCCGTTCACAGTAACCCCGCTGACCAATCAGCCGCTGAACGAGTTCGTAGAGTTCGCGCCCATCACCGTCGCAGACATTGACCCAGGCGAAGAAATTGCGGTTGTGGTGACGGGCACCGACGTTGAGTATGCAGTAAGCACCGGATCAGGTTACGCAGCGTTCACCAGCGTAAGCACCAACGTTCAAGTTGGCCACTTGGTTAAGCCGAGAATCAGAACATCAGTCCAGTTCAGCGCGGCGGCAACCGGATCTATTGCGATTGGCAGCGAGTCGTCCAGTTTGTCGGCAACGACGAGGGCGGCGGTATTGCCTGCCCTGACACTGGCAATCCCCGATCTTAACTTTGGCCAAGGCGATACGGTCAGCCTGGATCTGAACACCTATTTCAGTGGCGCAACCTCTTACGCACTCACCGGACTGCCGGCAGGCTCTGGCCTGTCCTTCTCGGGCTCACAGTTGACCGGCACAACCAGCGCCAATGACATTGCCGCATCACCGTTTACGCTGACCGCAGAGGCATTCAGCGCGGACGGGAGCATTACGGATGGGTTTGCGGTTGCTGTACTTGGTGACGCGCCGGTTATCGCGTTCAGCGCCCCGCTGACCACCACGGACACGTCGCCCATTGTTTCAGGCACCGCAGGCGCCGCAACGTCGATCACGCTGACGGTGAATGGCCAGACTTATACGCCAGCCGTAACCAGCGGCCAGTGGAGCCAGCAACTGCCGACGCTGGCGCCAAACAGCTACCCGATGACGTTGAACGGCGAAGATGCCGAAGGGGTGCCCGCTGAAGAAGTGCAGGCAACGCTGCTTATCATCGAGGCCGTCGTCAACGCTGACGTGGCCGCTTCCTCCTTCCGATTTGGCTTCTGAGGTAACGCTATGAACAACATGACCAACTGGCCAGCCGCAACTGGTCCGGCAACGTATGGGTTTGCGGTCACGCCGAGCGACACCGCGAACCTGGAAAGGCCGGCCCGCATTTACGTGGGAACGTCCGGCAACATAACCGTTACTCTGACCAACATGGACGATGGCACGTCAGTGACGCTGCCCGGAATCCCTGTTGGCTTTGCGCCCATGGTAGTTAAAAGAGTCTGGGCAACCGGAACCGCCGCCACCAACTTGGTGGGCCTAGCGTAACGAATTGGCCCTGTCGTGAGACACCGCCAACCCCTCGCCGGCACGTCGTGATGACGCCCGGCACCTATTCAAGGAGGCGCCGCCATTGGGCCGCGTATCTGCATGAGCAAGCCACTAACCGCACAGCAAAGCCGATTCGCCGACGAGTACCTTAAAGATCTGAACGCCACACAGGCATATATGCGAGCTGGATACAAAGCCAAGGGCAACGCGGCTGAATCCGCAGCTGTCCGCCTGTTAAGGAATGTTCAGGTCCAGCAAACGATCCAGGAGCGGATGAACGACCGCGCCCAGCGCACACAGATCGATGCTGACTTTGTGCTGCACGGTATCGCGAAGAACATTAAGCGCTGCGAGCAAGCCGAGGCCGTGACAGATCGAGAGGGCGCACCGGTTTACGTTGAGACGGAAGACGGCCAGCTGGTCCCCGCTTACAAGTACGACGCGACGAACGTGTTCAAAGGCTACGAACTGCTGGGCAAGCACCTGAAGCTGTTTACGGACAAAGTGGACCACTCCAGCGAGGACGGTTCCATGAGTCCTAAGAACCTGTCTGACGAGCAGCTGGACGCCGAGATCCGCGAGCTGCAGAAGCAGGTAGGGAATGGGCAGTGATAACGCAGCAGCGAAGCTGGATCTACACCGGAGGTTAAAAGAGCAGGCCAGGCGAAAGCGCTACAACCTGATTAAAGACGTGTTCCCGGAAACCGGCGATTACAGGCGCGAACTCTACCCGAAGCACATGGAGTTTTTCAGAGCCGGCGCAACGCACCGAGAGCGTTTACTGCTTGCCGCAAACCGCGTCGGCAAGACAGTGGCCGGAGGCGCGGAACTGACCTACCACATGACCGGCGAGTATCCGGCGTGGTGGGACGGCTACCGATTCGACCGCCCGGTTCAGTGCCTGGCCGCAGGCGATACCAGCCAGACCACCCGAGACATTATCCAGACCAAGTTGCTAGGCGGGTTGTGGGGCACCCCTGAATTCGGCACCGGCCTGCTTCCTGGCGACCTGCTAGGCAAGCCAACCCCGGCGCGGGGCGTGGCCAACCTGTACGAAGAAATCACCGTAGAGCATGTTTCAGGCGGCACCAGTCGCCTGATGCTGCGCAGTTACGACCAAGGCAGACGAATCTTTCAGGGCACCGAACAGGATTTTGTCTGGATGGATGAAGAAGTACCCAAAGACGTGTACGACGAGGCGCTGATCCGAACCATGACAACGCGGGGACTGGTCATTATGACGTTTACGCCACTGTCCGGCCTGACGCCTTTGGTCGTTGACTTTCTGGAAGCCAAACACGAGCAGGAGCCTGTGTGAGCGAACTCAACACGATCAAAGCCCCGACCACCCGAATCAATGCACCTGAAGATAGCTGCAATCCGGCGGTGCGCGACAAGATACTGGCAATGATTGACGAGCGCGGAATCAAGCACGGCCTGCTGTCATTGAACGTTGCGCGGCAACTGTATCCGAAATCCAAGACCGGCGATCAGATCATTGTCGGCCCGGCGCAGTTTGTGGTGGGCGAGTGAGCCGATACGTCGTGCAGGCCGGCTGGTCAAGCGTTCCCCATATCAGCCAGCAGGACATTGACGACATGGCCAAGTCCATCAGCCCGCACCAACTGGACGCCCGGATGAACGGCAACCCCTCGCTGGGCGCAGGCGCCATTTACCCGGTGCCCGAAGAAGATTTCTTGTGTGAGCCGTTTCAGGTGCCTGCCTGGTTCCCGCGCCTGTATGGCCTGGACGTTGGCTGGAAGAAAACCGCCGCCATCTGGCTGGCCCATGACCGCGATACCGATATTGTGTATGCCTACTCCGAGCATTACCGGGGGCAGGCCGAGGCGCCGATTCACGCCAAAGCGATCCGAATGCGCGGCGACTGGATTCCCGGCGTGATTGATACCGCCGCCCGAGGCCGCTCACAGATCGACGGCAAGACGCTCTGGAAGCTGTACGAGGATGAAGGTTTGCGGTTAAGCAAAGCGAACAAGGCGGTTGAGGCTGGCTTGATGGAGGTGCTGGATCGACTGTCTACCGGGCGACTCAAAATCTTCAGCACGCTACAGCACACCCTGGGCGAGATCCGCCTGTACCGGCGCGACGAGAAGGGGCGAATTGTGAAAGAGAACGATCATTTGATGGACGCCCTTCGCTACGCCGTCATGCGGCTAGGACTGGCGACCACCCGGCCAGCCCCGCAAGTCAGCACAAGCCACTTACCCGGCGACCCCACGGCAGGATACTGATATGAACGACGCGCAGACGATGCCCGACGAGGCCGACGCAATGGCGCCGGATGACGAGAAGGCAGAGAAAATTCGCCGCGAGGAAGATCTTAACGCCCTGGGCGCCAAGCTGAACCGCCTGGCCCAAGAGCAGGTATCCGCCCGGCAGCAGATCGAGACTCGCTGGCTTCAGGACTTGCGCCAGTATCACGGCGAATACACCGCCGACGAACTGAGCCGGATGACGCGCAAGAATTCCTCGCAAGTGTTCGTGAACATCACCCGCAACAAGACGCGAGCCGCGATTGCGCGCATGGGCGACATGCTGCTGCCCAACGACGACACCAACTTTGGCGTAAAAGAAACGCCAGTCCCCGCCGTGAGCGCCACCAATGGCGCGGCGATGCAGGCTGATATGCAGCAGGGCCCAATGCAGGCCGGCATGATGCAGCAGGGCCCGATGCCCGAGCAGGCAGACCCTCAAGCCGAGCAGCAGCAGGCCAAAGAGCAGGCCGCCGCCGCCGCCCGCGCCATGCAGCAGCAGATCGAGGATGACTTTGCCGAAGCCGGTTACAACGCCCATGCCCGAGACGTAATCGAAGATGCGTGCCAACTGGGCACCGGCATACTGA